AATAATGATTTGCAAAGAATGCACGATAATGATTACTATCAATATTTTTCTTATTCCGTAAAATCTAAAGTTAGTTTTGAAAAATGGGATGATATTGTCAGCTCTCAAAATCATACTGCAGGATTTAAAAAGTTTAGTGATTTGATTTTAGAATCAATTGATGAACAAAACATAGGAATTAAAACGAGTCAAAATTTTGGTGATTTTGTTGGAGTATCAGATCTCGTCAGAGAAATTGACACTAATTGCGTAAATGATTTTGATTTAGCAAAAGAAAGAATACTTAATATTGATTCAAAAAACTATTCAAATGAAATTGTTTTAAATTCAAAAATCATACAAGATTATATTGAATCGGTAGGAAATCGTGTCTTAATGATTGATGATATTAGCAATCAATTTAATAGCAATCCAAGACCAACTCCATTTAGTTCTGTTGATTTATCCGAACTAGATTCGTTTAGATCTAAAAAATACATAACGTATGTGATAGATGAAAGATACAGTGGAGAAAGACAAATTTTACTCGTTTCATTAATTCATAACAATTCTTTTGGATTTTTGAATCAATATGGAAGAGTTGAAACAGTATCTGATTTAGGATCTTTTGATTTTAATATTTTTGGAGTTCAGGGACAATTATTATTTTATCCAACAAAATATGAAGTTAATGATTATGTCATTAATTTAGTTTCATATGATATCAGAGATACAATTGTTGGAATTGGAACTTTAGATTTAGGTGATGCGGTTAAAATTCAAAGTAGCACACAAACATTACCAACTGGAACAAGTTCTGCAACAACAATCGTCGGCATCGCATCAACATATAGGGCATCTAAAATTTTAGTACAATATGGTGCGATTGATAACTCATATTTCGAATATGATGAACTTACAGTTATTCATAATGGGTCTGAAGTTGAGTTATTAGAATATGGACAACTTACAACAAATAGTTTGAATTCTTATTCATCACCCGGACTAGGGACATACAGTGCTTACTTGTCTGGATCAAATGTAAATATTGATTTTACTCCAAATGTAGGATTGGCTGTCACTCATAATGTTAATACTTTTAGAGTTTCCATAGCAAACACTTCTTCAGTTGGAGTTGGAACCACTACATTAAACAATACAATTTTAAATTCCAGAACAACTTCTATCGGATCAAGTACATCTCCAATTGCATCTACGATTGCAGAATATGATAATCTATATTCTTGTGCATACTATATTGTAAGTATCGAAGATACAACAAACAACCAATATCAAATTTCAGAAGTGGTTATTGTTGATGATGGAATTACACCATCTTTAACTGAATTTGGTATTTTGCAAACAGGGACAAATCTTGGTTCTATTGGAGCATTAATTTCTTCTGGAAAAACGCAATTAACATTTACACCAATCGCAAATATTAATGTTCAAGTTAGAGTTTTTCAAAATGCATTAAGATTAACAGATCCAGATGATGATAATAATTTGATTGAATTTATTAATGCGGAAATAAATTCTGGACGTGGTTTTTATGAAGGAACTGAATCTGATGTAAAGAGGGCATTTAATCTTACGCACAATCAATTACCAATTTTTGAAAGAAATTTTGTTGGCAGTGCATCTACAATCGTAGATATAACTAATAATTTAATAAAAATTCCAAATCATTATTTTGTAACTGGAGAAGAGCTGGAATATTCATATCCTGGTGCAGGAACTACTCAAGCTATTGGTATTGTAACCACTTTTATTGTTGGAATTGGAACTACGGATAAACTTCCCACTACTGTTTATCCAATTAAGGTTGATAATACTTCAATTAGACTAGCAGCTACCGCAGAAAATGCTCTTAGCATAACACCAACACCACTTCTATTATCTTCTGTTGGTGTTGGCACAAGTCATTCTTTAGTTGGTCAAAATCAAAATTCCAGAGTAATTGTAAGTATTGATAATGTCATACAATCACCAATAGTTTCGACATCAATAACAACTACTTTAGCTGCCAACGTTTTAATATCAGATAATACTATTAGTGTTTCGGGAATAACTTCATTTTTTGGTAGTGACTTAATAAAAATTAATAATGAAATTATGAGAATAGATTCTGTAGGGTTTGGTAGTGAAAACGTATTCTTGGTACGAAGATTTTGGATGGGAACAGGAATTTCCACACATTCAAATGGTGATTTAATAACTAAAATTAATGGCAATTATAATATTATCGATAATGTTATAAATTTTGCAGCTGCTCCATATGGATTAGTGCCAATTGGTACGACTTCTGCAAGTCCTGATGATGTAGATTATCTTGGAATATCTACATATTCAACTTTTAGTGGAAGATCCTTTATGAGATCTGGTATTCCAAACGCAACAGATGATCCATATTCAAAAAATTATATTTTTGATGATATTTCTACTAAATTTACTGGATATACTACTTCTTTTAACCTAACTTCTGGAGGATCAAGTATAACTGGATTTTCTACTGACAATTCAATTCTTTTAATTAATCAAATTTTCCAACAACCACAAAGATTGGGGCCATTATCAATTGAAGGAAGTTATACTATTAAAGAAAATGTTGGCAATTCTTCGATTGAATTTATTGGGAGTGCAGCATCGACATCATATGATGTAAATACTGCCTCAATACCAAGAGGGGGAATTATTATTTCTGTTGCATCTACAGAGGGATTTGGATATCAACCTTTAGTTTCCGCAGGTGGAACCGCAATTGTTTCTGGATTGGGAACTATATCTTCAATCAGTATTGGAAATAGTGGATCTGGTTATAGGTCTGGAATACAAACAGTTGTTAATGTTGGGGTTGCCACATCTAGTACAGGAACACCAAATATTCAATTTATTGGAACTGCAGCAATAAGTAATGGTCGAATTGTCAGTGTTGCAATTACTAATCCTGGATCTGGGTATACATCAACTAACCCTCCAGTTGTAATTTTTGATGATCCATTATCATATTCAAATGTTCCTTTGATTTATAGTTCATCTTCTACTTCTGGATTGGGAAGTAATGCAAGAGCTAATATTGTTGTTGGACAAGGATCGAGTGTAATTGACTTTGAGATTATTAATTCTGGGTATGGTTATGGTCAAAATGAAATTTTAACCGTTGGTATTGGAGGAACGGTAGGAATTCCAACAGACACATCAATTCCATTTAAAGAATTTAATGTCACAATTGATAGAACTTATTCGGATAGTTTTTCTGGATGGACAGTTGGCAATTTGCAAGTTATTGATTCTTTGGATTCACTTTTTGATAATCAAAGAGTTTTATTCCCAATTAAAATTCAAGGTGTTCAAAAAACTATTTTATCAAAACCAGGATCTTTGATAGACGTTCAAGCATCTCTATTAGTTTTTATTAATGATATACTTCAAGTTCCGGGAGAAGGTTATTCGTTTGAAGGTGGAAGCTTTATAACCTTTACAGAACCACCAAAAGTGGGGGACACTTCTAAAATTTTATTTTACCAAGGAACATCATCAGTTGATGTTGTTGATGTTGATATTTTAGAAACTATAAAAGTTGGAGATGAGGTTAGATTAAATGATGACAATATAATTTACAAAGAAGATCAAAGAGTAGTATTAACAATCAATTCTTCTGATAGTTTGAACACTAATGTATACCCTGGTCCAGGAATTTCTGTTGATGAAACTTATACTCGTCCACTCATATGGTGCAAACAAACTGAAGATAAATTTATTAACGGGGAAGCAGTTGCAAAGGACAGAGAATTATATGAACCATTAATTTATCCAACATCAAATATTATTCAAACTGTTGGCGTTGGATCAACTGTAATTTTTGTAGAAAGTGTTAAAACTTTCTTTGATAGTGTAAAAGAAAATTCAACATTAAAAAATAAAATTGCAATAATATCCCAAGATTCTGTTGTAGGTGCAGTTGCGACAGCAATAGTTTCTGTTGCAGGAACTATAAGTTCTGTCTCAATTACTAATAGTGGAATTGGATATACTTTTACACCAACTGTTACAATTGCAAACCCAGTTGGTTTAGGAACAACACAAAGAGCAACTGCAAATTCTTCAGTTACCTCTGGAATTGTTACCACTATTACTGTTTCTTTACCAGGAACAGGATATACATCATCAAATCCCCCTGCAGTTTTGATTCAAAATCCAAATCCTGTAACAGAAGAAATAACCTCAGTTACTTATAGTGGAGATTTTGGAATTATTTCTGGCATTTCAACCACTTCTGTTGGGGTAGCTTCAACCGGGATTGTTTTTGACCTCTTAATTCCGAAAAATTCATTCTTGCGTGATTCTTCAATAGTTGGATCTGCAATTACTGTAAGTGGAATTCAAACGGGATATTATTTTATGGTTTATAATTCAAATGTTGGAAATGGTGTTACTTCTTTAAGACAAGACGGATCTGTGGTAGGAATTGGAACTTCTTTCTTAGATAATGTCTATGAGGTGTCAACAGTTTCAATTGCACAAACGAATGCTGTTGGAGTTGGACTCACTTATGTTGCAAAAGTAACAGTCAGTGTTAAAAATTATAATGGATTGACTGGAATTGGATATAGCAATTTCTTTGGAGAATATAGTTGGGGTAGAATTTCAGTGCCGAATAGAACGGATGCAAAAGAATTTAATTTTTACAGTAATGGTTTGTTAGGCATTTCTACGTCTGCAATTGTCAAAAGATATGCTCCACTTAAGTATTTAAATTATAACTAATAAATAAATAAAAAACTGCAAAATGTCTGCAATTATAACTGATCAACTTAGAATTTTAAATGCGAAAAATTTTGTAGCCACAGCAACTTCAACATCAAATTCATATTATTCTTTTGTTGGATTGCCTAATGCTACAGATTATTCATCTACTTGGGATACCAATCCTCCTGCCCCAAAAGATAGTTTTGAGCAAGAGAATGATTATTGGGATACGATGATTGCTTTGAAGAAAATTTCTGCAAGTGATGTTCGACAAGTCGTAAAAAAGAATGTCTGGATTTCGGGCACAACTTATGATATGTATCGACACGATATTAGTAGAACAAATATATCTCAACCATCAAAAGCAACAAATTTATATTCTGCAAATTATTATGTTATAAATGAAGATTATAAGGTATACATATGTTTACAAAACGGAACTGATCCAGAAAATCCTACAGGAAGACCTTCATTAGATCAACCAACTTTCACTGATCTGGAACCAAGATCTGCTGGAGATAGTGATGATGGTTATATATGGAAATATTTGTATACTATCAAACCGAATGATATTGTTAAGTTTGACTCAACAAACTTTATGCCAGTTCCAAATGACTGGTATTCCAATTCTCAAGATGCTGCAGTTAGAAATAATGCTGCAACCAGTGGTCAATTAAAAATTGTAACAATCACTAATCGTGGAGTTGGATTAGGAACTGCAAATAGAACTTATACAAAGGTTCCCATTAAAGGTGATGGATCTGGAGCTGAAGCAACTATTATTATTAATAATGACTCAAAAGTAGAATCTATAACAGTATCAAAAGGTGGATCTGGATATACATATGGATCTATAGACCTTGTTTCGGGAAATGTACCGACAGGTTCCACTTCACCAGTTTTTAATGTTATTATTCCCCCGCAAGGAGGGCACGGTGCTGATATTTACAGAGAACTTGGTGCATATAATGTTTTAATTTATTCTCGTATTGAAAATGATACCGAAAATCCAGATTTTATTACAGGAAATCAAATTGCAAGAGTTGGAATTGTAGAAAATCCAAAAGCATATGGATCCTCAGTAATCCTATCTTCAGATAAAGCTAGTGCGGCATATGCTGTCAAACTAACTGGAATTGGATACAGCACTGCGTCATTTACTGCTGATAGTAGAATTACTCAAACAGTTGGTTTAGGATCAACTGCTGTAGGCAGAGTAATATCTTATGATCAAAATACGGGTGTTTTGAAATATTGGCAAGATAAAAGTTTAGTCGGGTTCAATAGTGACGGATCTTTAAATTCAAATCCAATTTACGGATTTCAATTGAATAGATTTACAGCATCTCCTTTATCTGGTGGATCTTTAAACGTTGTTGGTGGAAGTGTTACCTTAGGAATTGATACAAACTTTAGTGGTGTATCTACCACAATAAATAGTAGAACATATTATCTTGGACAAACTTTTACTAATGGTATTTCAAATCCAGAAGTAGAAAAATATTCTGGAAATATCATTTACGTGGATAATAGACCATCTATTACAAGGTCTACAAACCAAAAAGAAGATATCAAAGTCATTTTGCAATTCTAATCAATCATGCCACAGGAAACAAACCTCAATATTTCTCCATATTTTGATGATTTTGATCCTAGAAAAGAATATTACAAAGTTCTTTTCAAGCCAGGATATCCTGTGCAGGCAAGAGAATTAACAACACTACAATCAATATTACAGAATCAAATTGAACAATTTGGAAATCATGTATTTAAAGAGGGATCTGTAGTTATTCCAGGAAATTTAGTTTATAAAAATGATTTAAGTGCGGTTAAACTGGAAAGTTTATTTCAGGGACTTTCTTCAGAAAGATATTTACCATATTTGATCGATAAAAAAATTAGAGGACAAGTTAGTGGAGTAACTGCAACAATTAGATCATATATTTCATCTTCGGCTTCGATTTTACAAACGACAACATTATATGTAAAATATTTAAACTCAGATTCAACTAATAATAATCAATCAACTTTTATTGATGGTGAAAATCTTTTACTAGATGAAACTGTATCATTATCGGAGGATTTTGCCGGAATTGGTATTACTCTTCAACAAGGTGAAGGGATTGCAACTACTTTATCTCAAGATTCCACAACAGTTGGATCTGCTGTTTTCTTGGATGAGGGAGTTTACTTTTTAAGAGGATATTTTATAAATGTCAATAAGGATATTTTATATCTAGATCAATATTCAAATTCTCCTAGCTATAAAGTAGGATTTAGAATCTATGAGCAATTTATAAATTCTTATGATGATTCTTCGTTAAATGACAATTCGCAAGGATTTTCTAATTATGCTGCACCAGGGGCAGATAGATTTAAAATTTTTGCTCAGTTAGAAAAAATTCCTTTAGATTCTACAGATGTTCAGAACTTTGTTCAACTTCTAGAAATTAATAATGGTATTTTAGTTTCTATTACAAATACACCACAGTATAATATTCTTTCTCAGGAATTTGCCAGAAGAACTTATGATGAATCTGGGGATTATTATGTAAAATCTCCGAATGTAGTTACTAAAGAATCTTTAAACGATTTAAAGGGAAATGAGGGTGTATTTTTTGAAGGACAGACCACATATAATAATAATGTTCCGAGTGATGATTTAGGAACTTATACTATATCACCACTTAAAGCTTACGTAAGGGGATTTGAGGTAG